CGGTCCTGCGAATCATTTGGAAATGCTGTTGCGTCTGGTGCTGATTCATATCTCCCTGCCATTATTTCATTAAAATACATTTTAGCCAGTCTACGTGCTGTGCCTTTTGAATTAGGATCGTTTTCACGATCAATCAACAATCGATCTAATACCAGTTCAAATGCTTCTGTGGCTTCGTCAATTAGTTTCTCTTTGTCGCCTTCGTGCAAATAGTCGCTGATGTTATCACCTGCCCAAAATCTTTTATTATCTCGTTTCATTTTAAAACGAAGTACATCTGCAAGATATGCTTCTTCATAGCCTTTATCGCTAACAATATCGCCAGCTTTGACTAATACTTGGACATATTCTTCTTTTTTAAATTTACGATCAATTTCGGGATACGATGGATCTTCTTGAAAATCATTCATTTTATTATTCCTATACTTCATAGTGTATAGGATTATTTAGGCCGTGTCAAGTTTTTATTTTAATTTTTGAGTATCAGTAATCATAGTACTGATCTAAATCACAATGTATTTAATGGTCAGTGACAGATCCAGTCACGATTTTTGAAAGGCTTTCCAGACTCGGCACGTGGCAAGTATCGAATTACTTTTTTCTTTAATCTTTTGATTATTTCATGTTTATGATCGTGGCCAAATGCCTTTAGGTACATTTTCCAACTACCGCCTGATTTCCTACTTTTTCTTAGATCAAGATTTAAATGTTTGACCACAGCTCGATGATTGCCTTTATATTTTTCCAATAATTCACAGGCAATATTAAATCCATACGCATCAATTTCATCTGTGCAACCAAAATAGCTCTGTTCTTCCCTAATACTACTACTTCTAGCAAAACTAGTATAATTAGGTAATGGTTTGAAATCTCTTCGACGATATTGCCGCATATGAATAATTTCGTGCAATATTGTATCTGCTATTAATGTACAAATATCGTAATATCTATTTTTGGTTATTTTAAATTTAGAAATATTGGGATTGTAATAAAAGTTTAATTCTATACATTTTCTATCGTATTCATCATAATCACTATAATAAGACCCGCCTATCATAACCTTTTGATTTTTTACCTTGGTATCCCACTCCAAGGTCACAATTATTGGAAATGTTTTTTTTAAAAATTTAGAAATAATTTCGTGAAAATCTTCGGGTGTAATTATATAGTTACATAATTCTGAAGATAACTCTAGTAGCTGATCAACAACAACGTGCCGTTTTACGTTACTCCAATCAAACATAGGTGCTCCCAGTGTGCAAATATTTATTATTATATGCAAATCCCTAGAAGTAAGTCAAAAAAATAGCCCTAAAAAGGGCTATTTTACATGGTTGGTCCGTTTCCAGATTTAAATCCTACTGTGCCGCCTTCTTTTTCAATTTTTTTCAAAACATTTTCAAATAAAATTGGAGTAAAATCTGTTTGTTCTACACATACATTATGATATCTAGGATCAATCTCATCACCGTATAAAACTTTTCCGGTTTTAGAATCAACACCGCTAGCTTTCATAACTCTATTAGCATGGAGATGCCCATGTATATTGCAACCAAATCTGCCAAGACTTGCTTCATGTATCGGGATATGACTTAAAATAAGTCCGTTCATAACATGATAGGCACGTAACTCACGAAAATGTTCGCGATATTCGTCGTCTCTAAAGATATCGTGGTTACCACGAATAAGTACCTTATCGCCATTTAACCTAGCTAATGTAGGTAAACATCTTCGATTGATCACAACATCGCCTAAAAAATATACTTTATCGTTGGGGCGAACAGTATCATTGAATCTTTTGATCAATTCTTCGTCCATTTCTTCAGGGGTATCCCACGGACGCAATTTAGTCACACCATCGGATCGTGTGAATCTACATACTCCAGCATGGCCAAAATGTGGGTCTGAATATAAAAAAACTGATGGCATAATGTACCTTTGTCATATATGGATATTTACCCTAATTATAACAGGCAAATGGATCTATGTCAAGTGTACCAAATTTCTGTAAATCCTTCGTCCAAGGTTGGTTCTTCCCAATGATCAATCATACCCTGAACCACTTCCCAGGGAATCTCTTTGCCTGGACGGCTGGCTAAACGTTCTTTGAGTACAGACAATTCTGGAGTTCTAAATACAATGGCAATATGCTCGTAATCCGGTAAAGCATTAAACTTGCGAGCCCGACTGTTAACAGTAGTACTTGTTTGATCCCAAACAATATCTAACTGCATTGCTGATGCCATGTTGACATTAAACATCATCTGTTTGACAGCAGTAGGCATGTATTCTTCAAATACCTCACTATAGGTTTTACCCTGATCTTGGGCATATCCTTCAACATGCTGATCAGTAGAAACATACTTGTGATTCTTTTGATCCTCGCCCAGCCAGTCTTGATTTTTATACCAGGTACTTTTACCTGAGGCAGGAACTCCGATTAATTGATAACACTTGTTCATATACCCTCTTCCAAGTCCCTTCGAATCCTACGCTCTTCGGCCAATACAAAAACTTTTTCATTATCATTGGTCCAAGCAACAGTCTTAGGAAGAATGACTCCAAAATCAGTTGTAATACCATTAATAGTATGAGGTTCATTTGGGTCATAAGTCCAACCCAAATGCTTCATCATTCGATGTTTGACCAAAAGGTTAGGGCTACGAAATACTTCTGTGTCATCAAACCCCAACATAACACCAACTTCACAGACAGCACCACTACGGCACACACCTGCATGACAATGAACAATAACATTCATCCTATGTTCTAATGCGTGTTGCAATAATTGAACAAGCTCATTAGCCTTCTCTTGACTGCATCGCATCGATTCGTCCAAACATTCATCCTTTTCCTCAATGTCCAAGAATTGGAATTGATGAACTTCCTTAAAAGAATATTTGGGTGTAGGGAAATCACCAGGCGGATCCACAATCTGAATCAGCATGGCATTTTCGCCTGGGTTCATATGAAACCCTCTTTTGATATCACTTAGTGATACATTTTGTATCCATGGCATTCTATTTTCCTTAGTGAACTGATGATTTTGCATCAACTTCACATTCAATTACCCAATTACTAAATTCAGTAAATTTGTTTACCTCTACTCCCAACCCAACTGCTTCATTTACAAAGTGTTGTAATAGAGTGTTATATAACTCATCAGGCATAGTGTCTTTGCTAAATTGAATTTTCATTTTTTGACCTATTTGTTAAATTTCTATTTGTCCTTCATTGACCAGTTCTGCCACGGCATCATTGAATGCACTTTCTACATCCCAAATTGCGGCAGCACGTCGTTGATCTTTTTTACGTTTTCTTAAATTTGAACCTTGTTTATAAACTATCCAAACATGATCTTCACAGTAACTTTTACCTTCTACAGATTTTTTACAGCAACTGGGTTCTAATGTTGGAGAATCGCCAATCCATTGGCAAGTGGTGATTATTGGATCATTCATCTTTGGTTTCCTTTTTATCTAAAATCTTTTTTATATCTTCTTCAAGAACTTCTTGACCAGATTCAACTTTGTCCAATAATTTTTTGAGTTTTTCAATATTACCTAAACTTAGGCTTAAGATGTTTTCAACACCTCGACTAACTCCGTGATAAAACGCAAGGTATTCCATGATCACTATCATGATCAATAGGCACCAAACACGCACATCATCCCATGCCACTCCCAAAGAATTTTGAATCAGCAGTATCACTGCCATGGCTGCAATTCTTTGCCCAATTCTGCCTGTTATTAATTCCCACATATTAACCACGCTTCATACAAGTAGTACGAGCAGTTGCCTGCCAATTGTCGGGAAAACTCTTACGAAGATCTGCTAACTTAAGAACCATACGCAAACTAAGTTCACGCAATTTTGTTTGATTATCATCAATGAATTTAACTAATTCATCACGAACTTCTTCAGGTTTATCAAAATCATAACGATCTAACATACCATCAGTAATAATCTGTTTGATACGCAAAATCTTTTCTCTAGTGGTATCCATTTGCAAATCAATATAGTGGCAGCGTGATTCTAACGCATCCAAATGGTCACGTAATTTTTTACTACGAACATGTTCAAATTTGATATTAGTAATAAAAATTGCCGCACCTTTAAATTCAAAACGATCAGGAATACCTTCGCTACGCAAGATTCGGCTATCAGTATTCCACGAAATAAATCTACGTGAGCTAGAATCTAATGCACCTTTAAGAATGTTAAGGCTCAAATCTTCCATTAGAATACTGTCACAGTCATCAAATACCACAACATTACCTGGTGCTGAAAATTCGTACAGTTTGGCATATAAACCAATAGCACTCATTGCACCTTTAACAATTTCGTATTTGGGTTTCTTTTCTGCCAATTTATTGAAGAGATCTGCTTTTTCCAAAACAGATTCAACTCCATAACTCTTACCAACTCCTGGAGGGCCGCTAACAATCATAGCACGAACATTGCCTTGCTTCACCGCCAAAGTCATGTCATCTAGAATTTTAAAACGTTCACGTAAACGATCCATTATTGATTGGTCTGTTTCCTGTGCCACCTCCTGCTCACGAGCACGAATAGCATCATTGTCAAATTCAAGAACGTTTGAACCTTTGGAAGATTTGTTTGCTTTAACCATTTAAAAACTCCTGTGTTTGTTAATGTGTGTGTATTATATTATCTACGAGCCATCATGTCAAGTAATTGTTGTTGTAATCCTGCAACATAATCATGATCAACATAAAAATCAGTGGTTGGATCATAGTAGGATCCCTCTTTGGGATCATAGTAAAGAACTTGACCGTTGACGTATTTAAACGGACCTTCCAGTCCTTTTCTAGGTTGCCAACGACTGTCCATGCTACCAACAATTTTAGATGCCATTTTGAACTCACTGTAGTTAAGTAAGTGTGTATTATACTGGAAATATTGACAAATGTCAAGTCAAAAGAAAACCCCACGGTACAACTATGTTGCAGGGCGTGGGGCCGTGTTTTGATTAACCAGTTCGGTGTATGATGTGATATCCAAACTGTGTCTGTACAGGTGGACTGATTTCACCTATAGGTAAAGCCATAACAGCGTCCTCAAATGGTTTGACCATTTGACCAGGACCAAAATCACCTAAATCTCCACCATTGGCTCGACTGGGACATGAGCTATTCATCATAGCCAATTGGCTAAAATTATCTTTATTGATATTAGATAAAAGAGCTTCTGCTTTGTGTAAGCTATCTACCAAAATATGACTTGCTTTCATTTTATTTTCCTTGTTGAATTTGGAGCGGGGTGCGAGAATCGAACTCGCGACTTTAGCTTGGAAGGCTAAGGTAATACCATTTTACGAACCCCGCAAATCTTATACTAATCCGTTTTTTGGAATCACTTTTGATTCCCATTCGGCTAGAGCTTGACGATATTCGTCTTCGCCCAACTTGTGCCAGCCAATACAATGTCCTACGGGACTACGCCCGCAACCACATGTTGGTGCTTTGACTGTCGTTTCTTTTTGTTCTTGTTCATTCATAATATTACCTAATCTTTTTTAAATAATCAACACCAACTTTACCTTGTTCAATTTCTTTTAAAGCCACAATAACTGGAGTACTGGCATTGAGATTATCCACCAAAGGTCTTGCGCCTCTTCGAAGTTCACGAGTACGAATTCCAGCAACCAATACCAAATTAAATCGATCACCAATCATGGCCACACATTTATCTGTGTCGGTCATGGTTCTTTCTAGTTTTTGACTATACATATGAATCTTTCTGTTAAAATTTAATTATATACTGTTTATTTAAAAATGTCAAACAATTAGTTGGGTTTGTATTTAATCTTCGATATTATCTTTCACAGAATTTTTATTATTCCTAGGACCTTTTGGAGACTGCGCCGCAGCCAATTCGGCCTGTATCATAGCGTTTTTCCATGAATTACGCTGTTCTTTGGTTTTAAAAACACTTAATGCCAAACTGGCTTTGGTAGTTTTTCTCATTTTATAAGTTGATGTGGGTTTAATATACATATTCTCTCTTTGTAATTATTATACTTATACGGCTGGCAGGTCTCGAACCTGCAAAAGCATGTTGACTATGTCTTATGCCCCGTCCCCTTTCCGGGAGGTCTGCCAAATTCCACTCACAGCCGCTATATTATTATACATATAGACAAAAGCAATGTCAATAAAATTCAATACCAGGGCAAAGAAAAAGGCTCCTGGGAGCCTTTTTGATTATCTAATTTTAAAATTAGAATGCGTATTTGACGTTGGCGGTCAAACGATTACCGTCAAAAGAGTTCACACGCTCTTGACCATATTGGCGGGTATAATCTAAACCCACGCTGACTTTGTTAGCAACTGGAACACTAACACCAGCACCAACTAGCACTGCATAACCGTCAGAACCTGTTTGATTGTTCAAGTATGCGCCGCCCATTTTGACTGCAACAGTTGCAGAACCCAATTTGACAACGTCATATCCGCCAACTACAGAGTAACGATCTTGATCGTTAGTACCAACAGTGGCACGGTCAAAGCCAGCAGTCACGCCAAACTTACCATAAGATTGGCCAAATGTAATACCATAAGTATTACGGTCTGTGCCAGCATAGTCACGAGCGGCTGTTACACCAACTTCAACTGCTGACGCGGTGAATGCGGCCATGGCCAATACGGATGCAAATGCAATTTTTTTCATATTTCAATTTCCTTTAGTTAAGTTTAAAAGTCTTTCGACTCATAATAAGTATATATCTTTTTGTGCCAGCTGTCAACCACATTTTGAATTAGATGTCAAGTCCACTGCTCGCTCGACCCACGCTCAATATGCAGGCAGTTTGACTGTCATATTGTATGAGAGTCCATGATCTGGTTTCTTCGTTGACCAGCAGTGCGACATAGCTGTTGCTGTTGCCATCTTTGCCAACCCAAATGGGACGTTCCCCGTATGCTAGAGTGATTTGATTTACGACCCATTGAACATTTCCACACTGAACGGGCTTTTCTAATTCTTTGATTTCCTGGGCGTTGGCTATAGAGCTAGTTAGGCAGAATAGGAACGCCATCAATATTGTACGCATATTATGGCTCCTTAAATGCGTATTTATGTAGTTGCGCTGTTGTTCTGTCGTTGTCTGTACAGTGCTATGGCCCTAGCTCGAGCAACAGCCAACCTAACAGTTACATAATTAGAATTGATGTGTGTTGGATCAGCGCATGGTTCACTGCGTTTTTGATCACAGTTGGGACACCCCAATAATGACCATGACCGCCACGATTGTGACAATGACTCAAATTTGTCTTCCTTGTCCCATTTGCCAGTATCAGACTCGCAATCATAAAAGTTTTTGGTAATTTTATACATGACATCTCCGGACATACATATACAACGTTCTGGGGTAGATTTACGTTGACACTCGATCAAAAAAAATGGCCACCTAAGTAGCCATTTTGATGTTAATATACCAATTAACGATTAGCGATATAAAGCGTGATCTCAAAACCGAAACGCATATCGTTTGCTTGTGGTGTAGTCCATTTCATAACTGTTCTCCTTTTAAAAAATGACATACTGTCTATAGTATGTATCATTATATTACTGGTAAAAAACCCAAAATAACATAGTGATAATCATTATTTGGAGTTAGTGTAACTACTTAACTATTCAACACTTTGGCCACTGAATTCATAACTGCGGCAATGCGACCAACGTCACGCAGTTGTTCCACAGAGTAGCCTTCTTCCGTCTTCAGTGTTTCATAATGTGCCTTGACACAAAACTCACATTTGCCCACAATGCTGGCAGCCAAACTAAATGCTTCAAAGTTGGCCTTGGTAGTTCCACCATGCGACATGATGGCGTTCATGCGCAACTGCGCTGGTAATCCTTTTAGAGCAGGATCATCTGCCATTTCAACATAGGGGTACCAAGTGTTGTTTTGCGCCATGGTTGATGCGGCTGTCATTGCTGACTCTGCATATACAGGTGCATCTGCCAACAGGACAGCGAGCACTTTTCCGTTACCAGTTGCGGCCAGTGCGGCTACAGCACAACCCATAGCCACATCCGCATCCAATGTACTACGCAAAAGAACAGCATCAAGATTTAACTTGGTGTCCTTTGCGTAGTCTGGCAACGC